AAAGCCGCTGTTGCCACCGCCAAAGAAACGTCCGAAGTCCCCGGAGAGAGTCGAGACTGCGTTCACCACGCGCTCGACATCATGGATGTCGGTCACCGCCGTGTGGTACCACGAGAGCGCTGTGTCTACCGCCGTATTCACGACCGCGGCGCCCTGCTGGACAGCCGCGGCCGCCGCGGTAGCGAAACTAATAAGCGAGCCACTCAGCAGCCCGGATGCGGCCGTGCCGACCGTGCTTTGCGTGGAGGTCGAGACGCTCGGATAGATCCGCGCTCCGCCTCGCATCAGCGACAGCCGGATCATGATGACGCGTCCGCTGTCGAAGCTCTCGCTAGCTTCCGAGTCCATGCAGCTGACGTTCTGTACGGATCCGAACGTCGGATGCACGAGCGTCTGTGCGCCGCCCTTCTCGCAGGCCGCGACCAGCGCGTCGCGCTGCGCGATTACCGGGCCGCCGCCATAGACCCGGCTATTCTCAATCAGGAAGCCCATCAGCTCGTATTGCCGCGGCAGCTTTCCAAGAGGCTCAATATAAGCGTCGTCGCGATATGGATATCGGTGAACAACGTTGCGGCTACCAAACCGCGTACGGTTCTCCCGCACGGCGAACGGTACACCGCCAAACGAAGCCTGACGCAGCGAGCCCCACCACGTGCCGGCGCCGTTTCCCGACAGGATCGACGTGACCTGCTGCACAGCGGATGCGAGACCTCCGATGCTGCCGGCGAAAGTCGTCAGGGATGCTGCGCTCATATTGCCGGTTCCATCATGGTCGATTCGCCAATGCTCGCCGATGCCGTCGCGCTTCCGGAGCTGGTTACCGTCGCGCGCGTCCCCTTCGGTGCGCCCTTCAGTTCCACCTGCACGTGCACTCGGCCGGCAATCGCATCCGCGTCGCTTCCGCGGATTGCCGCCTCGCTGTCGGCCGCCCCCGGACGTTCATAGAGCCGCGATACGATCTCGCCCGCCTGCGCCGCCGATGTGGCCTGCGAAAGCGCGGCTCCTGCCTTTCGTTCATTGCCCTGCCGCATCTCGTAGTCGACGAACTGCAGCTGCTCATCGAGTGTCGATTGCCGGATGTCTTTCCCGAACCGTTTGCGGAACTCGTCCTGACGATCCTTGTGCCACTGCCCAAGCCCGTAAGCCTGCCCGTTATCGCCGCTGGCCGTGGGGTCGTAACCGCTCTCGCGGAAGAGATTCGATGCGACGCCAGCTGACTGGGCGGGGCTCCACCCCATCTGCTCGAGGCGCCCGACGATCGGTGCCGTCTGCGCATTGTTTGCGGCGCTCGAGCGGAACAGACTTGCGATCCCGCCGTAGATTGCGCCGCCGAGTCCACCGCCCTTCGGCCCCTGGACGTTCGGCGTAGCTATCCCGCCGGCCATCGCTTCAGCCACGTATTGGTCGTGATTCGGCCCCGGCGCAATAACCTTGTCAAAAGCCGCCTGACGCGTCTTTTCTGCGATATAGCCTGCGGCCCCTAATGCAAGCGCCGCTCCAGGCGCGGTCGTCGCCGCGATCGTCCCGAGAAGGGTAACGAGGCGCACTGCCTGCCCGATCAGTGTCGTGATACTCAGGATCGGGCCGGCAAAAGTGATTGCCGCAACGGCGGCCGCAATCGTCTTTACGCCGCCCAACTGGTCGACGAACTTGCCAGTATCGTCGGCGGCCTTGTTCCAGTCCGTGGTCTCGATCCACGACGCCACCTTCGGCCCCCACTCCTGAGCGATCGGCTCGAGGCGGTTTGCGACCGTGGTCAACGCCGGCGCCACCGATTCGCCGAGCGTGTTCTTCAGCTTGCCGAACGAGGCATCGAGCGCAACCATGTTCTCGTTGAACTGCTCGCCGCGAGCGATCTGGTCAGGCGTCATCGTCGCGTTGAGCTTGTCGTACTTCGCGACATACGAGTCGATCCCCGCGCCGCCCTTCGAGAGCATGGGCGCCAGACTGCCGAGCCCGAAGATATCGAGAAACTTACCGCGCGCCTGCACATTAGTGATTTTCGACGCTGCATCTGAAACATCATGCAGAGCACGGATCGTATCAACCGACCCATCGGCCATACGGTGGATGCCGATATTCTTGCTCGACAACACGCCCGCGGTGAACGTGTCGCGGCCCGCGGCCGCATCCTCGAATGCAGACCCAACCGACTTGAGCCCGCTTGTCATGTCCGCGTCCGACAGACCCGCGAGACGAGCGGCACCGCGGTACTTCTGCAGCTGGTCGGTCGTCACGTCTATGACTGACGCAGTATTCGAGATCTCGGTAGCCGTGCGTCCCCAGCTATGGGCCATCGTCGCGAGGCCGGCGATAGATCCGGCTGCCGAGATCGCCGCGAGAGGTGGAGCAATCGACCCTATCCGACGCGCGGCGTCGCTTGCTACGCCGCCGACCTTGACGAGGCGATCACCTAGCTTGTCGAGTCCGGTTTCCTTCGAGAAGGCCTGGACCGAGGCCTTCACATCGGAAATCGGCTTTGTGATCTTGCCGATCGACGCGTTGACGCCCTTGGCGACCGCGGTCGCGCGGTCGACCGCGCTGATCGTGATCTGGAAAACGTTGGGCATCGAACGACCTCAGGTGCTCTGTCTCAGGCGCAATGCCTGGGCATACCAATACTGGAACCTACTCAGCTTCATGCATCCGACGGCGTCGGGGCCCCATCGGTAGAAATAGGTGACGTCGGCGCGTCGCTCCCCGAGGTCGAGCCAGACGGCGGGGGCGCCCATGTAAAACCCGAGAGGAACGCCGTCGCCTCCTCGTAGTTCGATTTGCCCATCTTCCGTACGGCTGCCGCCGGCGTACCGGACACAAGCGCGATTAGCTCGACGTTGCTCGAGTAGGCAGTGCCTTCGACCTGCGCACTCTGGTCAAGCTCGTCGACCGTCGGCTCGCGCAGCGCGATCGAGTCATACGCCCGGCTATCGCCGTTCAGCGTGATCGGACGCTTCAGCACAACGGTCTTTTCGGGCGCCTTGGCGGCATCCTTCGGAGGCGTCCAGTCGAAGCCCTTCAGGTAGGCGACAGCTTCCTCGTACGCTGTCTTTCCAAGCTTGCGGATCATCGTGAGCGGGATGCTCGATACCATCGAGATCAGCGCAGCGTTCACCGCATAAGTCGAGCCGGGCGTCTGCGCGCTGCGATCGAGTTCGTCGACCGTCGGCTCGCGCAGCAGGACCGAGTCGTATTTGAGCGACCCCAGCGTGAGAGGGGTCGCCAGGGCGATTACTTTTTCTTCAGGTTGGCTCATGCTCAGCTCGTCGTAACTTCAGTAACGGCGTCGTCGGTTCCTTCGAGACGGACGTCGAATTTTGCTTCGGTGGAGTCGACTTCCTGCTCGTCGACGCTCCACATTGCGCTGCCGATAACCGTCTTGCCGTTCGCCAGCTGCGCCACGCACGTCACGTCGGTCCAGGTATTGATGTCGGCCACCGTCAGGCCGCCCCAGTCGCGCAGATTGAACGAAATGAAGGGAGCCGACGGCGTTTCCTTGTAACCGTGAATCGAGTCCATACCGCCGAGCGTTTCGCGCTTCCTGTTCCCCGGTTTGTATTTGAAATCACCGGTCACCATGTAGGTCGTTCCGTCGACTGATAGATCGGCGGTGCCGGCGAGAAGTCCACCAGTCTGAGATGCCATTTGGGATGCTCCACGCGGAAATGAAAGAAGCCGCCAGGCGGCGACCCGTTACGATGCAGCGCTGTGGCCGTTAGGTCGTCGACGCCGGGACGATGTTGGAGAACTGCATCAGCAGCGCAAAGATCCGCAACTGGTCGATCAGGATGGCCGGATACAGCACGTCGACGCGATTCGGGTTCACTGAGTTCTGCTGCACGATCAGGCCTTGCGCGAACACAGCGCTGCCCTGCACGTAGCCGTTGAGCTCGAGCGTCTGGTATTGCGCGATCAGATCGGCCTTGATGGTGCTCGGCGTGACCACGTTCGTGCCCGGCACAACGCGCGTGCCGTCGGCAGCGAGCTTCTTGCGCGCGTACTTCGTTGTAACGACCGACTTCAGCTGACGCAGTACATACGCCAGCGTGTTCAGTGTCTCGACCTCGAGGTAGCTGTCGTCCGGGTCACCGAAGCTATTCGTCTGGTACGTCGTGATCAGGTTTTCGATCGACACAGTGCCATCGTCGGCTACGTCGAAGGTCGAGATCCCGTCATACAGCAGCGTGTTTCGGTCGGTCAGCGCGAAGCGCATCGATACCGGCGGCGGCTGCATCGTGGCCAGCGTCACGGTCTGCAGCGGCTGCGCCGGATCGGCGCGTGCGGAGACCGCGACAGCTGCTGCGATATCAGCGGCAATCACCCATGCGGGCGTCGGCGAGCCGTTGAAGCCCATGATCGACGCGTGCTCGTCGTTGCGCGTGACGCCAAACGTCGTGAGAGCGCCGAGGGTGCCGCGATACGCCGCGTATGCCCCGCCATAGAGCTGCTCGCTCCAGCTCCAGCGGCCCGTCTGCGTGCTGAGGAACGCCTGGATCGCGCCCAGCGACGTGCTGTCCGTGTATGGGAACGCGATGAAATCGAACTGCTGGTCGCCGAGGTTGGCAAGCGCCGTCGGCAGGGCCGACGGATTCGTCGCGCCGCCAGCCATCGCCGTGATTGTCACGGCCAAGCCCGCCGGCGTCGCCTCGCCGGCGAGCGTTCCGCCGTAGTTCAGTTGCAGGTCGATATCGTTGCCCGCCAGCCCCTTGTTCTTGGCCGTGAAGTCGACCTTGGTCGTGGTCGTCGCGTCGACGGCCGCGGTTACCGGCAGGGCGGGAAGCGTTTCCATCTGCGCGACAAGTGCGGTCGCGAGCTGTGCCAGCGTCATGGTCGGCGTCACCACGAGAGAAACGACCTGACCGCCGATGTAAAGCGAGAGGACACCCGTCGCGGTAGGCACGCTGGTGAAATTGAGACCGCCGGCCGCCGCGGTCGACGAAGGGTCGTCCGCGAGCGGTAGAAGCCACACTTCACCAAAGCTATCGCGATTGCGGTACGCGGCTGTCATCAGAGCGAGCATCGAGCCCTGCCCGGAAAGCGACTTGGTCGCATCGACGCACTGACAGATCACTGCCTGGTCCGGCGTGCCCGGGCTGCCCGCGATCATCTGCCCGATGATCAGCGCTCGCAGGGTCTGCTGGCCGGTGTTGGCGTTCGACGGGTCGATGTCCGCATAGAACAAAGG